CCCAGAGAACATAGAAGAATTAGTCTCGCTGGTGACATCGTTTTAACCCTCAAGCATAGAACTGACACAGAATCTGGATTACTTCCTCCTAAATATTGGAAAAGCTTCTAGTATGCTATGTCAGCTACATTAATACAAACAACAGAGAAAGAAATATTAGGACGCATCAGAACTGCTGAGGTTTGGGGTGAGATGCGTCATCTTTTTGACCTTGCTGAATCAGATAAGTGGTTTCATGAGGCAAGTTGGGACAAGCAATCATTTGGTAACGTCAAAGGAAAGAAGCAAATAGTATTTAAAACTTCCTACGCAGGTGTTATGAATATTATTGCAGCAAAAAAGAGTGGAAAATGGGTATCTAGTTCAGTAAAAATAAGGACAAAGGATAATGAACCCATGATCCAAGTGGATGGTAAGCCTCACATATATTTGATGATCGGAGAACAGACTGTTAAGTTCCAAGGAACAGGAAGTTCAGGTGGTGGCAGCAAAATGTCCAGTACTAATCAGACTAAAGCACAGGAACTAGGATCTGCATGGGTATTTTATCAGGCACTTAGTAATGCAAAGCATAGTCAATGGAAGAACTATATGGACTTGTACAAAGATCCTGATGTCAAAAAAGTAATGATTGATGTATGGAAGAAATATGGTGGTGATTATGTAGAAGAAGGTGATGTATGGGCACAGAACTTTTTTAATCAGCAAGATGCATTGATTAAAAAGTTTGATTCCATGCCTGGCTGCTGTATGTTTGATCAATACACACATTCAAACGAGTATACATTACCTGGTATGGGTGGTGATTCATTTATGGATTGGATTTCTGCAAGGGTAGGTAAGATGGGTGTTTCTGGTAAGGATAACTGGAACCCTGCTGACATATGGTTGATACAAAGTAGTGCAGAAGCATCAGCTCGTGAGACTATAGAAAAAATACTTGATGCTCCTGATACCATAGACATGAAAAGGGATAAAGTTAACACATATATGAGAGCATTATTCCAACAACATAAAATTTTTGGGGTGTCTCTTAAAAAAGTTACTAAAGGACCTGCTAAAGTTGTTTTCTATAATCACCATGAGGATTTCTTTACGAAGAATTGGAAGGGTGAAGGTGCATATGGTGGTAAAGGAACTGATGCAGAGATTATGTCTTATGATAGTGCAATATGTAAGTGTGGTCCAGATAGAAAAAAAGGTAAAGTTACCCTAGAAACACAGGACATGATATTTTATGTAAAAGATTCTGCTAATGCTAAGTATAGGTTTCAAATTAAGGGTAATAATAGTACAGATTTTTCTGGTCTCAAGTATGAACCTACCGCAGAGGGACATTCTGAAGCAAGATTAGGTAAGGCAACTGTGGAATTAGTAATAGAAAATTTAGAAAAGCATAAGGTAGGACATTTGTTTGAAAAAAACAAAACATCTTACCCTTATACTGCTGATGAATTCCTAAACAATCGTGGTAGCAATCAGGGTCAAAGTTGGTTGCAAATGATTGAATGTTTATTCAATAATAAAGTTGATATGGGTAGTGCAAGGACTGCTAAGGAAGCATATGATAACATTCTTGCTTGTTATGATGATGAGAATGGTTCTCCACACCATGCTAATATGAAACTTCAGGAAATTAAATGGTTGTGTGCTTTCTTTGCTATCAAGGATGATAAAAAGAATGGATTTGCAACAGACATGGTATGGTTGGCAATGAAAGCTGGTCGAAACTACGGTCCATATGCTAAAGTATATTAATGGCAAAGAACACCCACCTAGAACACTTAGAAGATAGTATTCTCCTTGATGGTAAGGAGGGTGCTCAGGATGCTTTTATGTTTTTGGATGAGTTGATGAGAGTTTTTAGTACAGCAGGTTCAAATGGTACTAAGATCACAACCAAATGGGATGGTGCACCTGCTATATTTTGTGGTAAATATCCTGGTAGTGACTTCTTTTTTGTTGGTACGAAATCCATCTTCAATGTTGGTGCAAAGATTAATTTTAGTGAAAAAGATGTTGATAAAAATCATGGTAATTCACCTGGTCTTGCTGCAAAATTAAAAGATTGTCTAAGATATCTACCTAAGTTAGGTATTGAGGGGGTAGCACAGGGAGATTTACTGTTTACTGATGATAAAACAAAGAAAAAAATAAACGGTCAAGACTGTATTATATTCCAACCCAACACTATCACATACTGTATACCAAAAGAGGATGAATTATATGATAAAGCTTTATCTGCAAAACTGGGAGTAGTATTTCACACAGAATACACTGGTAATGAGATCAAGAGTATGAATGCTAAGTTTGGATATGATGTATCTAAATTAAATGATAGTAAGGATGTGTTAGTTTTGAGTGCTGAGACAGGTGAACTCGGTAAGGACACTCTGTTGAGTGTGGAGGAAAGTAAAAAAGTAAATACTTTAAGAACACAAAGTGAAAGTCTTGTCGCAGGTGATTTACTAGACACTATTGCAGAACATAATGCATCAAAAGATCAGTTGGCAATGGGAACTAGACTGAAAATATTTTTTAACCAGTATGTCAGACAAGGTAAGAAGATGGGAACAACAAAAACAGTCATAAACGAGTTCAAAGAATATTATATGGGTGTTGGTCAGAAGGAAGCAGACAAATTAAAGACAGCTAAGGGTAAGGCAGGTAAACTTTCCAAGGTATACAATGGTCTGGATATAATAAAAGACAACGAAAAAGATATGGCAAAGACTATTGATCTCTATAAGAACTTGCAATCTGCGAAAGAAGTATTCATTCGTAAACTTGAGAAGGGTGAGAGGTTTGGTACATATCTTCGTACAGAAAATGGGTATGATATTACTGCACCTGAGGGTTATGTTGCTATACTAGAGGGTGAAAAGGCAGTAAAGTTAGTTGATCGTCTAGCATTTAGTACTGCTAACTTCAATGTGGAGAAAAACTGGGTTGCAGGAGATGGCAAATGACTAAGAAAATAGTTATGACATTTGGGAGGTTTAATCCTCCTACTATAGGGCATGAAAAATTAATCAGAGCTGTACAGAAATTGGCAGGTTCAAATGATTGGTTAATTATACCTTCACAGTCCTATGAAAAGAAGAAAAATCCATTACCATATAAGTACAAGACAGAAATGATGGTGAAGATGTTTCCGTGGGCAGCCAAAAACATTGATGTAAACGCATGTTGCAACACTCCTTTCGTAGCGTTGTCACACGTCATGTCCTTAGGGTATACTGATGTGATATTTGTTGCGGGTTCAGATAGAGTATCAGAGTATGAAAGAAGAATACTTCCATACAATAGAAAGATGGATGTTGCACAACCATTTGCATTTAATACTATTGTAATTGAATCTGCTGGTGAGAGAGATCCAGATGCGGATGGTGCTGAGGGTATGTCTGCTAGTAAGTTAAGAAAATTCGCAGTAGAAGGCAAGACAAGTGACTTCATAGCTGGTATACCAGATACAATTTCCGCGTCTGAAAAAGTTAAAATGATGAATGAAGTGCTTAAGATGATGTGACCGTATAAATAAACTTGATATGTATACATATATTAATGAAATCTTTCTCTGAATTCGCAAAGAAAACTAAAGTTGCGGAAGCAAAGATCACCAAGGACAAGTTCTATAAGAATGAAGTTTACAAACAAGGTGAGTGGGTTCTTACTGAGAACGGACAAGTAGGAAAGATTTTACGTCGAGGACCTAACTATGTGTTGTGTCTTACTGCTGAAGAAACTACCTTCCGCACTTGGATTACAAACATAAAAGAAGTATTTGAGACTGGTACTGACGCATATCGAGAGTATGTTATGTCGCTTACACCTGGCCAGAAGGTACAGAAACCTGAAGGTACAGTTCCAGTTAAGCAAGTTATTCCAACAGACCCCAAAAAAGATAAGATGAGCCATCACGAGGAAAAGACTTTAGCACAGTTAGCTGCAGAAACAAGTCTAAACACACAGTTTAAAAGTGTCGAAGAGACATGGAGATATGATTACTCCGCAGTCATGGGTAATACAGACATCAAAGGCAAAGGAGCTGATGGTGTTGGAGGTGGTGACGCACCTGGTATGAAACTTGCAGAACCAAAGGGTGAAGAAGGCAAACCAACCATCAAAAAGGTAAAGCATTCATGTGCTACTAAGGTAGAACATGCAAAGTGGGGTGAAGGTAACTGCATCAAAGGAGAGCACACACTACTAGAAGATGGAACAGTAACACACTATGATGTTATGTTCGATCATGGACTAGAGAAGAACGTTTCTGTTGAGACACTTAACGTCAAGAAAGAAGCAGTGCATGAGCATGTTGCTAGACCAGAAAGAAATCCAGATCAGGATGAAGTAAATACAGATCTACCTGCAGGACCACATGGACAGACATATGTAGAACCTGCAATCAAGTCAGAAGGAACATACAGTAAAGGTAGTAAGAAGAAAAAGGATCAGGAAGAAAGAGCTG